CCAAGAATTAACGAAACCTTGTCCTTTTATCTGCCTGGCTCTTTTCGGTCTCTTTTTTTGTTTACTGGATCCATCTGTTATAGCTTTTTCTTTTAAGACATCCATTTTGGGTGACAGAATGTAATAAGCCGCCACACAGTAGACAAAACAATCCAGGATTTCATTTCTTTCACGAATTTGTTTCCACTCCAGGCGTTTTTGTCCTTTGTAATACTTTACAACTCGTTTTTCAGCAGTAAGTTGTTTGAAAAATTCCTCATCAACAGAATTGGGGAAATGAATATAACCATTTTTAACTTCATCGACATTTAACCATGAAAAAATCAGGTCTTTTGCCGCGTCTGTTCCCACTTGGAATAGCTGTACTCTTTGTTTTCCTGACTGGGTGGGGCGGTTGGCTATCGCTTTGCCAGGCGTGCTACTACCTTTGATAGCAAAGATCCTTCTGCCTTGTCTTGGCTTGCAAAAAGCATAGACATTTTGTGTTGCGTAACCAGAGTCAATACAAGTTATCGTAATTTTTAGGTTTCTATTGTCTTCTGTCTTAAATGTTCCTTTCAAATATTCATCTAATTCATTCCAAACCTCTAATTGATTTGGATCTCCCCAGATTACCTGGTGTTGTATGACATAAAGCTGATTTTCTGCGCTAAAACCCAAAACAACTGCTTCTATTCGGTCAGACTGACAGTCAATACCGCAAGTTAATAAAATTACATCTTCTGGAATGGTTTCTGCATCGTAAGCTTCCCTGCGATTAAGCAAAGATTCGCTTTCTATTTCTTCGCCATCAGAAACCCAGGGCTGACCTAAAGATGTATTGACCCAAACCCTTAACTGATCTGGATGCTCTTTTGCGGCCAGGAAAGATTCGACAACTTCACTCCAGGAACGCCAGGGCGAATACAATTCGTTTAAATGAAATCCAGCTGTCTTGTAAGTCTCTTCTTCTGCAATCCATTTACCGTTACGAATCATCCACACTTTATTTTTTTCTTCTATGAGAGATCCGCAATGAATACAAACCATGTGTGCTTCGACATCATCATCCCAATGTACGTTTGCCCATTCTAATTTTTGTAACTGATTACATTCGGGACATGGCACATGATAATGACGCTTATCTGATTTTTCCCAGGCATCTTGGATCCTGGATGCACCATCTACCGTTGGCGTTGATGTCATAATGATTTTACGGTTCCAAAACGTAGATGTTCTCTTTTTTGAAAGATTTACAGCGTCTCCTTCTGCGGTGGGAACGTATCTATCTACCTCATCTAAAAGCACCAGGCGACATGGCCTGGATGCTAACGAAGCAGGACTGTTAGATCCCGTCATGGCAATAAATCCCCCTGGGAAGCTTTTGGAAAGTATCGTGTTGCCGCTATCCCTGGATTTTGTATCTTTGATTTTATCTTTGAGTGCATCCGAAGCTGCAATCATCTTGGCAAATCTTTGTGTTGACCAGGATCTAGCCATTTCTAAAGATGGCATGACAAAAAGGATAGGAGCTGGATCATGTGCAATATGAAATCCTACAATGTTGGCCAGGATCTCAGTTTTACCTATTTGCGCTCCCGTCATAATGACAACATCCTCTATAGATCTGTCATTTACGACATCCATCATTTCTCTTTGGTATTCGGCACGATTTGTGCGCCAATTACCACTCTCTGCACTAGATTCGCTAGTCAGAACTCTATATTTATCAGCCCAATCACTAACCTTCAGCCGCTTCGGAGCCTGGAACGTCAGAATCGACTGCTCCCAGATCTTTTTTAGCTGCTTCTGGGAGTGGATCTCTTGCAAGTTCATTTAATGCTTCATGTACCTCGTTACTAATTAGATCTTCAATTTCCGCATACTCATTTAAACCAATAACTTGATGCGTTATCTTTGCAGGAATGTTCAAAAGCTTACTTCTGCAATTACCTATCATGTTTTGCCAGGTTGAAATAACGTCTTCTGCATCTACCAGGTTGCCAGCCATAACTGCTACTTCTAACTGTTTTTGATCGGCTTGGTTTTTTACCAGGCGCAGACGTTCTTCTGTTATATCTCCTGATCCATCTTTTAGATGTAATCTAGCTTTGGATCGCAAGTAATTTATGTAAGCAATCCTGCAATGATCAATATCTACGCCTTCTCTGCTTTTTTGTGCAGGCAGGATCCCATTTTTCATCAAAGTTGAAATATACGGTGCTGATAGATCTAAATGCACTGCTAATTCTTTGTTTGTGACTAATTTTTTAGGTTTATCTGCCTTGTCCACGATATTTTTTGTATTGTTTGCGTTTATGCTTATTTCTTGGGTAAGAATTACGACTAGATCCAATAGAAGTACGTTTATTTTTACGTTTTTCTGGATCTACCGATATGACTTCTCTTTTCTTGGCCATTTAAAATTTAACTAAACATTTTTGGCCTGAGTCTAAAAAAACACTGCGCCACGCAATCACCCACAGTGTAAATAGCTGCAAAGAACCTATTAATTTGCTGAGCGCAAGGCATCTTTCAAACGTCTTTTAAAATTGTCTGCAAAACCTATACGCCTAGATCTGACGTTGTTCTTGACTATTGCATATAAAGGATATTTGCTTTTGTAGCGCGTGGTATCTTTAAGATAAGCAAGAGGTTTTATTCTTGTATTATTTTGATGTCTCTCATATATACCACGTGGCAGGTTTTGATTTTTAGGAACACCTTTGAAAATATTTTTACCTTTCCTTATTTTTGTTATCGTTGATCTTTTTATATTTCCATGTTCGTTAAAGTCGACTTCTTTATAGACTGGTACGTATGTCCTTTTTGGTTTTCGGATACCACCTTCTACTTGTAAGGTCATATAATCTTCTCTGTCAGGATGTATCCCTACAATTACTTTCAAATTCTTTTTAGTAGACTTGGTATATCTGAATCCGCTTTTTGTGTATTTTTCTGCACCGCCTTCAAACCTTCTATCAGCTGATCTTCTAAATCCTTTAGGGTTTTTATCACTTGCAGCTATGTGAAAACCAACATCGTTCAATGCTCTTGATGTAGCAAACGGTATCTGTGCTTTTTGGACATAATCAAGCTTCCTGGTCAGCTTTTGTATGTCGTGAGAGATATCAAGTTGCACTACTAACCTTTGCGCTTATTTCCATAAGCACGCCAGCATGACTTAGCTTTGAGTTCAAAACCAAACTCCTTACACCACTTACGCACAGTGGAAGGGTGACAATCTAATCGCATACTTACATCGTGACTGCTCATGCCTGCATCAACCATTGATTTAACTTTTTCTCTATATTCGGGGTTATCTATTTTTCTGCTCATATATTATTAGCTAGGAGTTGGAGACCTGTGTTTTAGAATGAACTATAGGAGTGAGTTGCTTCAGGTCTCCAACAATGCTTTAACATCTAGTTATTTAAAAATATTGCTCTCTGTAAAGTTGTCAATAGTTGTATTTGATTCTTTACAACACTAATCATCGTCATTTGTAAAGCTGTCCTTATGTAAAGCGATAGATCTAGACCACCAAATAAACTCTGCATCGGTCAATGTTCCTTTCATAAAATTGATTGCGTTGCATACTAATTGGATGTTGCCAACAACATAACCTTGTCCTGGATCCTTTCTGTCGATGCTTGCGTTGTAGTTACTGCCACCGACACCTCTATACCAGGTCATAGGGTGGCCAGTCATGGCACATCTACCGTTTTGCATTTCCCAAAGCCTATAGATGTAATCGTGTTCTATGTCCCATTCAAAACTTTTTAGCCCAGTTGTCCTGGATGATTTCAAAGATATGCTCAGTGCTTTTAAGTATTTTTTTGGCGTTTTGCTGATATTAGCGTTGCGTTGTGCCTGGTGACAGACTCTACAAATAGATCTAACAAAATCTCCTTTACTATGTTTGCTATGTTCGAAGTCGGTTTTTTTTTCTAAGTGACGCAGACATACAGTGCATTGCTTAGTCTTCTGCGACATCGTTTAAGATCTCTACAATTTTTGTATATCCTTGGATGTCTTGATATGTGTCCTGGATATCGCCGTTGTTCATCAAACGAACCGTCTTGAAAGCTAACATCATCACAGCGCAATCGCTTGCTGTTAATTCGCGGTCAAGTAAACCTGACCACACTTTAGCTAATTGACTGAAAAAATAATGCGGGTCACCGTAATCAATTCCTTTTTCATTTATTAAATCAGTAATGCTATCCATCTGGCAGCTCCTCAAATTTTTCTAAAGCATAAGCAATTGCAGCCTCGTAAGGTAGTCCTTGCGCTATAGCTTCTTCATATAGATCCTCTAAGATCTTGTCATTGATTATGTGGCTCATGTCTTACGTTTTTTATTGTTGATGTTTTTAAGTTATGGCGGATTTCAAAGATGTCTAGGGGTATCGTATTGAGCAGTTCTTCTGCTGACATAACCAGGTAATCAAAATCTGAATCTTCAATGACTTTTAGAGTCTGCTCTTTCTTTTCGCAAATGATGACTTTTTTGCCCGATTCTTTATGTTCACAGATCCAGGTGTCGACAGGGATCCTTGATACGTTTTCTTTGATTAGTTGTTCTTCCAGGGCTTTATAGGCTCTTACCATCATGGCGCACATAGGCTGTATTTCAGCGTCAGAATCAAAGGAAATGGCTAGGTCGTACTTAGTCGAAGCCTTTATAAACTTTTTTTGAAAAGGTTTCGCTGCCAATTTATAAGGCTCATCTACGCCATAAGTCTTTCTTAAAGCTAGTTTCAAGGCATTTACAGCTTCTATCATTCTTAAAGTTTCATCTTCAAACATAGTATTTTTTTAGTAAGTCGCTATCTTGGTCGGCGGTCGGATGTATAGAGATACATCCCGACCTGACCAATATTCCAAAGATTTGCCGAC